AAGAAGGAAGAAAAGGAGAAAAGGATTAGAGTAACTGAAGCAGAAGATGAAGACGAATTTGATGCTCCTGATAAAGAACCATCTAAAGCAGAATTGAAAAAAACTAAAGGTTTAGCTAAAGCAAAAGATGAATTAGCTCTTTTAGTTAAAGATATGAAATCATTAGCTCGTAAATATAAAGAAGCTGAAGGTGCTGCTAAAGAAAAAATTGTTGCTGATTTAAAGAAAAAAACAGCATTAAAAAAAGAATTAGAATCTATTGTAAATAAAGCATTGTAATATGTCTTCTAAAGAAAGGTTTTTATACTTAGCTGCAATATGCATTTTAGTTGTTGGTTTAGCTTATTTGCTATTTTCCGACAGCAAATCGTATGTAGGTGAATATAAAACAAAAATAGAAACTCTAGGTAAAAAAGTTGATTCGTTGGATATTGTTAACGACGAATTGACTTTAAAAATAGATACATTAAATCAAGAAGTAATTAAATTAGATCAAGAAATCGATCTTAAAGATAACAAAATAAACAACTTAAGATATGAAATCAAAACCAAAGTTGATGCTGTTGATTCTTTTACTGACGATGAGCTTGAAAGGTTTTTCACAGAGCGCTACAGACAGCACTTCGATTCAATTAAAAAAGCCAACCGCCCGTCTAGTAATTAAGGATCTTATCAAAGGGGATGGTGCTAAACAAGAATTAGTACTTTTTAAAGAAAAAACTATTCTTTTAGAACAAAAAATTGTTTTAAAGGATAGTATTATATCTGCCCTAAATTCTAAAGTAAGTAATTTTGAGATAATGGTAGATACTCAAAAACAACAACTTGCTTTATCTCAAGAACTATCTGACCGTTTACATTCTGATTTGAAAAAACAGAAAATCAAAACTAAATTAACAGGAGGTATAGGTATATTAGTTGCTATTGCTACTACTACCCTTCTTATACTAAAATAGTATGTCAGATTTAAAACAGGTAATACGCCAAGAATATTTAAGATGTGCCCAAGACCCAGTACATTTTATGCGTAAGTACTGTTATATACAGCATCCACAACGTGGACGTATACAATTTAATTTATACCCATTCCAAGAAAAAGTATTAACACTATTTCGCGATAATGACTATACTACTGTATTAAAATCAAGACAGTTAGGTATATCGACTTTAGCCGCTGGTTATGCTCTATGGTTAATGATTTTTCATAAAGATCGAAACGTATTAGCATTAGCAACTACACAAGCAACTGCCCGTAACTTAGTTACTAAGGTTCAGTTTATGTGGGAAAATTTACCCTCCTGGCTTAAAGTAGATGCTGTAGAGAATAATAAATTATCTCTTAGGTTAGTTAATGGTTCAAAAATACAAGCAAAATCATCTAATGCCGATGCTGCAAGATCAGAAGCCGTATCTTTACTAATAGTCGATGAGGCAGCTTTTATTGAAAATATTGCTGAGACATGGGCTTCAGCACAGCAAACCTTAGCAACTGGGGGTGGAGCGATTGTATTATCTACTCCTTATGGTACAGGTAACTGGTTTCACCAAACTTGGGTTAAAGCAGAATCAGGTGAAAATGACTTTTTACCTATTAAATTACCTTGGTATGTTCATCCTGAACGTGATCAAATTTGGAGAGATAGACAAAATGAACTTTTAGGTGATCCTAGATTAGCAGCTCAAGAATGTGATTGTGATTTTAGCACCTCTGGAGATATTGTATTCTATAATGAATACTTAGAATTATATGAAAAATCTCATATAAAAGATCCTTTAGAACGTAGAGGAGCAGATCAAAATTTATGGGTTTGGGAATCAGCAGATTACTCAAGAGATTATATGGTTGTAGCTGACGTTGCTCGTGGAGATGGAAAAGATTATTCTTCATTCCATGTTATAGAGGTTGAAAATAATGTTCAAGTTGCTGAATATAAGGGACAAATTGGTACTAAAGAATTTGGTCACTTATTAGTTGGTATCGCTACTGAATATAATAATGCAATGCTTGTAATAGAAAATGCTAATATTGGTTGGGCAACTATACAAGTAGCAATAGATAGACAATACTCTAACCTTTACTATTCACAACGGAGTGACTCCTCAAATGTAGATTCGTATTTTGATAAATATCAAGACCATTCACGTATGGTAGCTGGATTTACAATGTCATCTAAAACACGACCTATGGTAATAGGTAAGTTTCAAGAATATATTGCTGATCAAGGAGTAACAATTCAATCAAAAAGATTGATAGAAGAAATGAAAGTATTCATTTGGAAAAATGGTAGAGCAGAAGCACAAACAGGATATAATGATGATTTAGTTATGGCTTTTGGTATAGCAATGTACATTAGAGATACAGCATTAAAATTCCGTCAAAGAGGAATTGATATGACAAAACAAGCATTACAAAACACAATAGTAAACAGAACCGCTTATGGTGGAGCTTATGGAACCGGAGCTAATGCTCAAAATCCATACGCTATGAAAGCAGGTAACAGTCAAGAAGACATTAGATGGTTACTATAATAATATTTATAATAATAATTACACAATAGTATGGCAGATACAAGCGTATTTTCAAGGTTAAGGAGATTATTTTCAACAGACGTCGTAATCCGTAATGTAGGAGGAAACGAACTAAAAGTTATCGATTCTAACCAGATTCAATCTAATGGTGAATACCAAACAAATTCACTTTCAGATAGATTTAATAGAGTATATTCAAGTGCTCCTTCATCTTTATATGGTGCTCAATTTAATTTAAACTGGCAGTATTTAAGAACTTATGTTTATTCAGAATATGATGTAATGGATGGAGATGCTATTATTGCTTCTGCTCTTGATATTATAGCTGATGAATCTACTCTTAAAAATGATATGGGAGAGGTACTTCAAATTAGAAGTTCAAATGAAGATATTCAGAAAATACTTTATAATTTATTTTATGATGTATTAAATGTAGAATTTAACCTATGGATGTGGGTTCGTAATATGTGTAAGTATGGTGATTTCTTCCTTAAATTAGAAATTGCAGAAAAATTTGGAGTATATAATGTAATTCCTTACACTGCATATCATATTGAAAGATTAGAGGGTACAAATCCTGATAACCCATCTGAAGTAAAATTTAAATGGAATCCTGATGGTTTTTCTTCAGGTAATTCATCTGGTTATTATAACGTTCCTAATAATGGTTCTTCAAATGTTAGTAATGGTATAATATTTGATAATTTTGAAATGGCTCATTTTAGAATGTTAGCTGATGTTAACTTCTTACCTTACGGTAGATCCTATATAGAACCAGCTCGTAAATTATATAAACAATATGCTTTAATGGAAGATGCGATGTTAATTCATAGAATTGCTCGTGCTCCAGAAAAACGTGTATTCTATATTAATGTTGGTTCAATCCCTCCTAATGAAATAGAAGCATTTATGCAAAAAACTATTTCAAACATGAAACGTACTCCGTACATGGATGAAAAAACAGGTGAATATAACTTAAAATATAACATGCAAAACATGTTAGAAGATTTCTACATTCCGGTTCGTGGAAATGATAGCGCAACAAAAATTGATACTACACCTGGTTTAAATTATGATGGTATTCAAGATGTTGAGTATTTAAGAGATAAATTATTTGCTGCTCTTAAAGTACCTAAAGCATTTATGGGGTATGATGAAAATGTTGAAGGTAAAGCTACATTAGCTGCTCAAGATATTAGATTTGCTCGTACAATTGATAGAGTTCAACGTATTTTACTATCAGAATTAAATAAAATTGCCCTAGTTCACTTATATACTCAAGGTTATGACAATGAGTCATTAACAAACTTTGAATTATCAATGACAACTCCATCAATTATCTACGATCAAGAAAGAATTGAGTTGTTAAAATCTAAATCTGAATTAGCAGGTTCATTATTAGAACAAGGATTAGTTCCTTCTGATTGGATTTATCATAATGTTTACCACTTCAGTGAAGACCAATATGATGAATATAGAGATTTAGTTAGAGAAGATTCTAAACGTAAATTTAGAAACGCTCAAATTGAAGCAGAAGGTAATGACCCTGTAGCAACAGGAAAATCATATGGTACTCCTCATGATTTAGCTTCATTATATGGGATGGGAAGAACACAATCAGATCCATCTAATGTGCCTACTGGTTATCAAGTAGATCAACCCCTAGGACGTCCTGAAGATTCAATAACTACTAGAGGTAAACAAGAAAATAATTTTGGTAAAGACCCATTAGGAGTTAAACGTATGAAAGATACGGATAAAAACGATGGTAATGGAAGACCTTCATTATCTGAATTTGAAAGTCCAAAAGTTACATTTTTAAAAAATAAACAATTATTTGAAGCTTTAGATAAAAAACATTTAGTATTTAGTCCCGAGCAAGATAGCAGTTCGCTTCTTGATGAATCTCAACTAAGAGACTAATATTTATAAATAAATATATTTTTAATGAAAATTAAACACTCAAAATTTAAGAACACCGGGATCTTATTTGAATTGCTAGTTAGACAAATAACAGCGGATACCTTAAAAGGAGGTGATTCACCTGCTATTGATCTATTGAAAACTTATTTTGTGAAGAGCGAGTTAGGTCGTGAGTATAAACTATATGAATCGATACTAAAGTCTAAAGTGCTAAATGAAAGTAGAGCAAATATGTTTGTTGATACTATTTTAGAAAGTTCTAAAAAGTTCAACCGATCTCTTCTTAGAAAACAAAAATATAATTTAATAAATGAAATTAAATCTCATTATGATTTAGATCAATTTTTTGGTTCTAAAATTACAAATTATAAGGAATTAGCTTCTTTATATACCTTAATTGAGGGTTATAATACTAAAGAAGTAACTGATTCTGGACAAATAGTTGACAACAAAATTACATTATTAGAACACTTAACTAGAAGTGAACTAACTACAAATGCCAAAGAAGATATACTTAAAGAATTTTCATCTTATGATAAAGATTTAAGAACATTAACATATAGAGTACTACTAGAAAAATTTAATGAAAAATATGATGGATTAAGTATAGAACAAAAACAAGTACTTAAAGAATTTATCAATTCAGTAGACTCAACACCACAACTTAGAGAATTTTACAATAATAAAATTAGTCATTTAAGATCTATCTTAAGTGAAGAAACTAAAAACATTAAAGATAAAGCTACACAAGTTAAAATTACAGAAATAACTAAAATGTTAACTGAATTAAGTAAAACTGATAGAGTAAGTGATGATAACTTAGTTGATTTGTTACAATATTATGAATTAGTAAAAGA